CTCTCGCAGCACGTCGGCGTTCTGCCACGCCCGAAGCTGCTCGGTGGACCGCTCGCGGGTCTCGGTCACACCGTCCTCGTGCACGTAGCCGAGGTCACCGAACCCGGCCGGTGGGGTGTCCGCGTCGGTGGGGGCGTCGGCGCTGGTCGGCCCGACATACACCGCACCCGTGACGGCGACGCGTACGTTGCTTGAGTTCAAGGACATGGGTGGTCCCTCCACAATGGTTGGTTGCGCCGCTGGCGCGGATCAGCGGTCGATCAGTCAGGCGGCCAGGCCGCGGACGTGCACCTGCAGCTCCATCACCCATCGCGGCATGGAGCTGGCAGGGTCAGGCAGATTGGACGGGCCGCCGACCTCGTCGACCCGGTACACGGTGTGCCCGTCGAGGATTTGCCCCGGCAGGCGATACAGCAGCAGCGCCCGGCACAGCTGCGCCAGGTCGTGGGCCTCAGCATCGGATGCGGCCCAGCACTCCAGGCCCACCTGCGCGGCGTCGGTGACCACCGTGTGCCGGATGCCGCCGTGGCGCTGCACCAGCACAAACGGATCAGGCCGTGGGTTGGGCAGCTTGTTGCCGACCGGGATGTCGCCGAGTTCGGTGCGCAGCCAGGTGCACAGCAGCGCCTCAACGTCGGGGAACAGCAGCATGTCAGCCACGGCCGGCGTCGATCGCTCTCGTCAACGCCCGGCGGGTCGCCTCAGCCTTACGCGCCTCGGACGTTGCGGTGATGACGCTGGCCCGGGCACGGTTCTTACCCACCATCGCCGACGGCTCCATGCCATCGCCCGCCCTTGCGGCGATCCGCTCGGCGCGCCGCTCCAGATCCGCCAACACCTCCGGCGAGCGCAGCAACTGCCGCATTCCCTTGCGGTTGAGCACGATCCGACCAGGGGTAGCCATCAGGGCCCCCTCCCGTGAATCCAAGGGTTCAGGCCGCCGGGCGGCACCCGTGTCCAGTCGATGTCGAGTGCCGACCCCGGATGGTGGGTGTGTGCCCTGCGGTTGCCGCCTTGGCCGTGACCGACGAGGGAGCCGGTGTCGCGGTGGTCGGCGAGTGAGGGGTGGGTGTACCAGGTGCGCCAGCCGATGATGTCCCGGTAGTACTGGCCGATGCGCATGAGGACTTCGGCGACCGCGGTGCCGACCTGGCCGGCGCCGAGCACCAGATGCCGCATGCTAGCCCTCCACCTTGCGCAGGTTGACCACGATCCCCGGATGCCAGCCGGTGTACGGGCTCCGCCAGTCCGCGACCTCGCCGATCACCTCGTACACCTCGCCCCGGACCTCCATGCGGTCCGACGGCACAATGTCCGTTCCGGGCGGGGCGTAGACGGCGATGCCGACGATGACCCCCTGGCGGCCCTGCTCCGTCTCCTCATCAGACGTACGTGGAGCCACTCCGCAGCCGGGGATGCTCAGCCGGTCAGGGTTATCCCAGTCCGGCACCAGGTTGCCGTACCGGTCGGCGACCAGCGGTGCGCGAAGCCGGGTCACCGTCTCCCCGTACGGGAAGTTCACGGGTCCACCTGTTCGTACAGCGGCTTGCCGGCGATGTCCGCTCCACAAGAGCAGTACGTCGCGCCGAACACCAGCGAGCAGATCGGGGAGTGCTGCACCACGCAGCCGGGGGCGGTGTCGATCGCGAACGCGGCCGGTTTGGAGTCGCGGCACAGATCCTGAAGCTGAGTGATCTCATCCGGGCGGAACATGGCCCGGCGTACCTGCCGGTTGTCCACCGTCATCTGAAACGGTCCGGCACCCTGCTGTGTGATCGCCCCGGTGCCGCCCTCGTTGCGGCGCAGGATCGCCTCACGCAGGATCGCCTTCGCGGCCCCGGCGTGGGCGAAGTCGTCATCGAGGATGCACGGTGCCACTCGCGCGGCCAGCGCGATGGCGTCTTCGATCAGCGCCTCAGCCTTCAGCAGCGGGATGGTTGCGAACGGCTCAAGATCGGCGGGTGTCAGCGTCACCGCGGGCATCGGGACCCCCTTCAGTCCGGTCGCCGCTCGGCCGGGGTGGTGGCCCAGCGGTAGCACCAGTGGTGCCAGTCGCGGGGAAAGTCGAAGTCTTCCGTCCAGTCCTCAACGCCAAGCTGGTGGGCGTGGCCCCACACGTCATGCACAGTTAGCGGCTTGCCGCATAACGCGCGGTACAGCGCCCACTGCCCAGGGGTATTCCCGAGGCGGCCAGCCTGATGCTCACCGACCACAGTGGTGATGGCATCGTGTATCTGCTGATGCGCCTTCGGGTCGAAGGCGAACCCGAACAGCTCACCGGCTCCACCGAACTTCCGCAGCCACGCCGCCCACCCGTCGACCGGCTCGGTCAGGATCGACCGTAGCGCCGGCCGGCTCCACCAGGTGTCGCCGAACAGAAGCACCGTCCGGTCCTTCTTGTCCCACAGGTGCGCTGAGGAGGCGATCATGTCGACCGTGCCCCGCTCGGGTTGTGGCTTGTCGATGGCGCGGGTCGTGCCCTCGACCATGTTGCGCTTGTCCCGGTCTCGGACCACGATGCGAATGTCTGCCTCGGGCACGAACTCGCGCACCAGACGCACGGTCCGGTGGAGGATCGGCTCACCGCAGATCGGGGCTAGATGTGGTGGCACGCCGAGGAAGTCTCCCCACGGCTTGGCCTCGCCCGCGCACCTGATGATGACTCTCACGCCACAACCCCCTCGATCGCCCTGATGAACTCGCTCAGGCTCTGCGCCGGGTCCAGCTCGGCCGCCCGGGCCGACGCCTCGGCGGACGCTCGTGCGTACGCCTGCGGGTCGTCGAGCCGCAGCAGAGCCTCATGCCACGCCCGGGTGTTGTCGCGGTCGGCGAAGATTCCCGCCCGACCGAGGCTTTCTCGGAGCCCTGCTGTCGGGTGGGCGATCACCGGGATACCGGCGGCCATGGCCTCCACCGCGGTCATGCCCCATGTCTCGACCCGCGACGGCATCAGCAGGGCCCTGGTGCGGGCGTAGACCGGTCGCAGGTCGGTGACGTGGCCCAGCACCTCGACGTTCGGCAACGTGGGCGGACGCTGCGGCCCGTAGCCGCCGTGTACCCCCAGAAACCGGCGGTCGGGCATCTGGCGCGCCAGCGCGGCCAGCGTCTTGACACCCTTGTCCGGCGACAAGCCGATGAGGGTAACCCGGTCAGCCACGGTGCGGTCCACCCGCCAATGGCCGATGTCCACCGGCGGATGGCACACCACCGATGGCCCTTCGTGCGAAACCGACCGGCGAAGGTTGTCGCTGTTGAACACGAACAGGTCGGCGGCGCCGACGCTGTCGCGTTGCAGCCCGTGGACCATCCGCACCGACGGCAGGCCGGTACGTTGGGCTACCTCGGAGCCGATCCCGCCGTCACCGGCGTGCGAGATGACCAGTTCGGCGCCGTCGCGGGCCATGTTCAGCGCGTACGGCCGACCCATGGCGGCGGTGACCACCTCGACACCCTCATGGGTGTACCCGTCGACCCGCTGCCCGTAGGCGAACGCCTGAACCTTGTGGCCCAGGTCGGCCAGGTGACGCAGAAACAGGTGCGTGGCGCACCAGGCGCCGACCATCGAAACCGGCGGGTATGCCGGCACCACGGCCAGGATTCGCACCTGTTCCTGCCTCAACCGTCAGGACGACGTTTCCGGCGTGGTCTCCACCACCGCGAACCGGTCGGAGAACACGTACCATCCGTAGACGATCTCCAGCCGGAGCGCGATCTGGTTCTTCCTCTTCAGGTCACCCTGGTTGTCCGGGTCGCCGTAGCGGATCAGCTCGACCGGGATCTCCCGCTGGACACCCCACCGGATGCCGCCGCGGTAGTCCCCGACGATCGCCCGTACCCCGGTGTCGACCGACTCCGGCCGGCCAGACACGGTGTCACCCACCGACGCCGGAAGGCCCTCGAAGTTGGTCACGTTGATGCCGAAGCCCAGCTCGGGGAACTTCTTGCGACCGTCGGTGTACCGTGCCGTGGCCAGAGTCCAGGCGTACGACGGGTCGAAGGCGATCCCGTTGACCGGCTTCTGCGCGGTGACCACCAGCCCGACCGCGGCCTCCACGTCCAGGTCAGGATCGGCGGTGGCGGTGCGCCGCAGCGTGGTCGAGTTGAGCCAGTTGGTCCACCCGGAGATCACCGCACCGGTCAGCGGGTTGATCCGGTGGTAGATACCCAGGTCAAGCGCGCGACCCAGAGCGGTGGACCCGGCGGAGGCCAGCTCGCGGAAGATCCCCAGCTGGTAGTCCTCGTCGGCCCACTGGACTTCCTGGTTGAACCGCATGGTGACCTGAGCCTTGCGCGGCTTGGCGGTCACCGATCCGAACCCGTGCTTCGAGGATGCCTTGTCGGCCCCCTCCTCCACGAACTCGGCCTTCGGGAAGTCGTTGAAGGTGATGATATCCACGTCACCGAACCGCATGGGCTCACGCCCAGACAGAGCGGCGACCGTCGAGCCGGTCTTGGTGTCAGACACCATCCCGTCGGCGATGTTGCGCGGCATCAGCACCGCGGCGTCGGTCGTGCCGAACACGGCCATGGTCGATTCCTTTCTCAGCCACCCGAGCCGAACAGCTGCCGTACGGCCGCGCGTTCATCGCTGGCGGGAGGCGTGGGATTCCTGCCCTCACCGGGCACATAGTTGCCGTTCTTTTTGCGGCCCTCGGCGCGCTGAGCCAGCCTCTCGGCCTGTTTGGTCAGCGTCGCCTCATCGGTCCCCGTCAGGAACAGATCGGCGTCCTCATCGGAGATCCCGAACTTGGTCGCGATCCGCAGCCGGGCCGCCTCAGCCTTGGCGGCGTCACGTTCCCGCTCGGCCGCGGCCTTGGCGTCGTCCAGCCTGGCGGCCTTCGCCTTCAGATCGTCGTAGTCGGCGGGCTTGGCCCGCTTCACCCGCTCGCCGATGATCCGGTTTAGCTCATCCTGTGACGTGATCGGTTTGAACCCGTCGCCAGCGGTGGGCGTGGTGCCGCTGGTGCCCTCGTTGCCGCCCTCGTTCGACGTGCTCTGCTCACCCATCTGTTCCTCCATTGGCCGCGGTTTCACCGCACCGCGTCGGCGTAGCCCGCCATCGGGCGGGAAGCTCAGTTGGTCCCGAGATCCTGTCGTAGCTGCGACAGGATCGCCTTGGTGCTGCCGCCGGCCTCGGCACGGGCGGCCAGGTACTGCTCGTACAGCGCGTCGGCGTCGTAGGGCAGCTCCTGGCCCTGCCACACGGCCACCGGCTGACAGGTGCAGTCGTCGTGCCACCGGTTGTTCATCCCTGCCGACTCCGCGCTCAGGTAGACCGCCCCGCGCGAGGCGACCATGCGGCAGAACGCGCACGGGGTCAACCCGCCCGGAACCCGTGCCCACCGAGGCCGGGACGGGTCGCGGGCGATGTTGCGTGCCAGCGTGTCCCTGCCGGCCTGCTGCACCAGTCGCTGCACCGCGCCGGCCAGCAGTCGCAACGCTTGACCGCTGTCAGGTTGCGCGCCGAACAGTGGCCCGGCCGCCCAGCGTGCCGACGCCTGCGCCTGACCCACCGGCACCGGTTGCGCCACCACCGCCCGGTAGGCCCGGCCACCTGTGGCTGCCTCGGCCCGTAACTGATCGAAGTAGTCGGCCGCGACCGTGGCGGCGGTGTCCCCATACGCGGCCACCAGATCCGGAACGAACGCCTGCAACGCGGCCGTAGCGGCTCGCGCGTCTGACACGTCCAGGGTGCGCCACCACGCCACCAGATCCGCCCGGGCCAGCGTCACCACGTCACGCTGCGCCTGCCGGTACGCGGCGGCCTCAGCCGCCGTCGCCACCTGAACCCTCCAGCGCGGCCACGTCCGTGTCGCCTCGCGCCGCCTGCGCCGCCGCCGCAAGCGCGGTCATCCGCTGCTGCGCCTCAGCTCGCCGCCTGTCAGCCATCGCACGGGCGATCTGCTGGTCGTCCAACCCCAGCAACTCCAGCCCGACCTCGGTCTCGGCCAGCCACGGGATCGCCGACAGTTGCTTCATGCCGGCGTCGGCGTGCGCCGCGCGACTCAGGTACCGCGGGTCGCGCCATTTTGGTTGGATCGTCCCCCACTCCGGCGGGATGTTGTCCTGGCTGACGTTGTTGGCCATGGCCAGCGCCCGGATCAGTGCCCGACGCAGATACGGCGACCAGTCGTCGGTAGCGCCCTCAGCCTCGGCGATCAGCTCGTGCTGGGAGGCGTCGTACGCCTCGGCCGAAGTCGGGTTGCTCATGTCCGTGATGGACACAGCCGTGTCGGGCAGGCTGGTGGCACGGGCGAACATCTTCGCGAAGGCGTTCAGCGCGGCCAGGTGCGGCTCCGGTGACGCGGCCGGGAACTGCTTCACGTCCGCCCGCGGTGCAGTGGCGTCCTCATCATCGGGCACGCCCTTGATGCGGCCCATGACGACCTGCCACGTCTGTTTCAGGGTGCCGTCGGCGTTCTTGAAGATGGACTCATCGGCGCCCAACAGCCACAGGTCCGGAATGGCGTAGATGTCGCTGTGAGCCTCCAGCCGGATCAGTGTCCGGGTCGCCTGGTCCTGAAGGTTCATCACCTCGCGGGTGATCCGGCTCGACCCGAACGGCCGGTCAAGCCGTGGCCTGTACGGCAGCGGCTCAGCCGGCACCCCCCAGGGGTGTTCCTGGATGTCCACCGACCAGCCTGACTGGCCACGCTCGGCCGTGACCGTGCGCCCGCCCAGGTACAGCACCAGCCCCGTGACCCGCTCCTCCGCATCCCAGCCGGTGATGGTCAGCAGGTTGTCCAGCCGGCGCGTACGCGGGTTCCACTGGCCGGTGGCCCCCATCGCGTCCCGGAAGTGGATCAGCGCCGGAGGCTCCCCATCCCCGCCCCGGGTGTTGACGATGAACGCGGTGGAGTGGATCAGCGAGGAGATCGTGCCCTGCGACACCTCGGCCCGCAGTGCGTTGCCTTCCCACACTTCACGCAGGCCGAGGCTGTCCAGGTCCCCATCTGGCCACACGAACCGGTCAAGGTTGCAGCGGCGGGCCAGCAGGTCAACCGCCTTTCCCGACCAGCCCAGCACGATGCCCAGCCGGAAGTACTGCGGCGGGATCACGCTACCGATCAGCCGACCGACCCGCTTCATGTCGTAGAACGCCTTGCGTAGCCGGTTCCGCTCGATCTTCTGCGCCAACTGGTCCAGCAACATGCCCAGGGTCCGGTTGTCGTCGTCGGACAGGTCGGGCAGGGTGATCTTCTCCACGTTCACAGCACCACCGCCTCCCGTCGTCCACCGACCCGGCCACCGCCACCGGCGCGCAGCGGCTTGCGCGGCCGCTCCATCTGCGCCCCGATCAGCGCCAACGTCGCCGCCTGAATCGGCGTAATGTCACTCTCAGCCGTCTTGCGCGACCACACCCACATACCCGTGTCGCCCAACGGCCGCTTGCCCGCCGGCAGCGCCGCGCTGGTCAACTGCGGCTGTCCGATGTGCCACAGCCAGCCCGTCACAATCCCATCCAGCACCCGCGAGCACCCGGCGCCCAGCTCCGCCACCTTCACCGGCATCGCCTCGATCCGCGTGCCCGCAAACCGCCAGCGGCCCGGCCGGTGCTGCTCCAGCAGCGCGGCAACCGGACCGGCCACATCCACCACCACAGCCCGGATCTGCGGGTTGGCCTCCAGCGTGGCCTGCAGGTGCGGCACCAGCCACGCCGTGCCACGGCCACGGGTGTGCTGATCCTCGTCAAGCTCGATATGCCAGTCACCATCGGAGCGCTGGCCGGCCAGCGCCACCGACGCCCACGCCAAATCAGGCCCGCACTCGACACCGAGCGCAATCCGATCAACCGCCAGCGAAGTGGCGTCAGCCTGCTCGGCCCAGTTCGGCTCGGGAATGATGCCGGCGCCGCGGATCTGATCCCAGACGCCCAGCGCCTCACGCATCCACGCGTCGTCGCTGGGCAGGTTCCTCCGCAGCCGCAGCATCGACCGCAGCGGGGTGCGGTGCGGAAAGCTCGGGTTCGCGATCTGCCACTGCTCCCGGTCGTCCGGGTCCGCGTCCGGGTCCGCCGAGCATTCGAGGTAGACCGCATCCTCGGACTCGCCCGACAGCGCCTCAGCCCGACGTGCCGAGAACACCTCGCCCGGGTCGACTGGGCGCGGTGGCGTTCCCATGTAGAACAACAGCGCCCCATGCGGGTGCCGGCTCTGGTTGGTCGCGGCCACCATGTCCTCAAGCGCCTTCTCCGTCAGGATCTGCGCCTCGTCGAAAACCTCGATGTCGATCTCGTCGAAGCCACGGCCGAAACCCTGCTCCCGCGCACCAAACATGATCACGGACCCGTTGCGGAAACCGATCTCCTGCTCGCCGTTGGCGGTACGAATGTGCGAGATGTACGGCCACACCTTTGGCCGCCGCGCATAGCCCTGAAGCGAACGGAACGTGTTCGTGGCCGTCCTGGTGCGGTGTGCCGTCCAGATCACCCGCAGCCCCGGGAACAGGGCGCACAGCGCGAACACGATTCGTCCTACCAGGAACGTCTTCGCGACCTGCCGGGGGATCGACAGAGTGACACCGCCCACCGTGGCGGCATAGCCCCCGTCGGCACGCTTGCCGAGGATCAGCTGACCGGCTCCGCGCTGCCACTCGTCGAACTCGTCGCCCCACTCGCCGCACTGCGCCTCAACGTCATGCCATCCGGTCGAGACGATCCCCGCCGGGTAGATGACGTGGCGTGCGACCTCAGATAGCCGACGCGTCGAAGGAGTCGTCCCGGTCGCGGCGGGCGACACTGGCCACCTCCTGCTCGCGGGCGTCGATAGCCTCGATGTCGCGCTGCACCTCAACCAGCCGCTTCGTCAGCGCGGCCAGGTCGCGCGGCGGGGTGCTGGGATCCTCCACCGCGGCCGCGATCCGGGTGCGCATCGCCACCAACAGCTCGCGGGTGGTGCCGTGCGATGCCGCCTCGGTGACCGTCTTCGGCTTCGGTGGGGTTTCGTCTTCGGCGACCACACGCAGGGTCGCCTTGCAGGCGCGCGCCATGGTCACCCCCTGAAGAAGTCAGAAAGGTCCACCAGCTTCCCGCGCTGGTAGACGCGACCGGTCACGGTGATGTACCGACCGGTCGAGTAAGCCTCGTACGCGATCCGGCGCCGGCCTGGCTGCTCCGGGGCGACACCCCACACGTGCAGACCGCGACCGGACGGGCTGATCTCGACGTAGGCGCCCGGCACCCGGGCGAGGATTGCCCGAGCTCGCGCGTCCGGACGGCCCCGCCCGTCAAGGCAATGGTCGATGTCGAGGCAGGCGATCCCGTCGCCGAGGGCAAACCCGAGCCCGTCGCCAACCCTCGACCGGGCGGCCTCGCTGTGCGTCGACCAGGTGCTCGGATCCGTCGACGACGCCGCGCGACCGTCCGGAGTGATTGGCACCTTGCGGTCGTGCCGCACCCAGCGGGCTCGGCTGGTCAGTTCGGCTGGAAGCTTCGGGCGGGCACGGTGGGCAGCCACTCGGCAGCGAGTGGAGCAGAACTTCCGCGTGCGCCCACGCCCGGCGACCTTGACCCCGGTCCCGCACTGCTCGCACTTCGTCATAGCCCCAGCATACCAGCAATCGGTAACGATATCCACGCCATGAGCTGCACGTTTGCCCGTTCGCGTGCCGGCGCCCCGCTAGGATCGCCTACACCGAACCAGGGGCCGCAGGGCCTCCAAAGGGCCCCGATCGGACGCCAGCGGCCCACACAGCGCCACCGGGGGGTCCGTGGGAAAAGCCCGGGGAGAGACACCGCCT